AGTGTACGCTTCAAATAATTCTGTCCAGTTAACTGTGCCAACACTTTGATTATGGATTATTTGTGCTTGGTTTCCTTGTACAAACAATCCGTAATTTTGCCAAGTAGTAGAAATTACTGTTCTGTTATTGCGCGTAATATCAATTGTAGTGTTGGTTTCTATTCCGTTCGAGTTATCTTTAATAGTTCCAGTAGTGGTTGCTGGCGGAGCAGTATCGGCCCATGCTGCTAGTTCAGGTCCACTAAGTCCTAGCTCAATAGTACCGTTGGCTTCGTCGTAGATGCTATTGATAATTTTTTGTACTACTCCTAACTTTTTAACTTTAACAGGTGAAGAAAGATAAATGGGGATACTAAAAGTTAATTGAGCAACGTCGATTTCACTGTCGACTCCTACAGGAATGCTACGAGAACTAAACACGATTCCTTCTAAGTCTACAACAGTAAGACTGGTCCAGTCAATAAAGTTATCTGTAGTTTGGATCTCAAGACTAGGGTTAAACAATGCCAATATCTGTTCAAGTATCTGTAGCTTTTGTTCTGTGTTCGACGCCCAGATGTCGGTACTTAATTTTAGTATATACGGACTTGGCATAAGCCTTTCGACTGTGTAGTTTTGTCCTTGTGTGTTAAGGTACTCGTTGTTTGCGCTATCAAATGCACGTTCTCTGACGTTTACTTTGCTAACTAACGTTCTGTCACTAGTTCTTGTGCGGTCCATTTCAAGGCCAGTAATGTAAACAGCCATCCTGGGTGCGCTAGGAATTTTGTTTTCTGAGTTATCTCTAATTATATTAGCAACCTGACGAGTTAAGTCTCCGTACATCACAGGTACTTTCTTGAGATTACCGTTTGCATCTTGATGCGAGAAGTTGCTAAGCAGTCGTATTACTTGGGTAAGGTATCGTCGTATTTGTTTATCGTAAAAGAAATCGCTCATTAATTATCAGCCCTTGGTCGTAACGCTGTTGACAAGCTCTGCTTCTCTGGGAATGACTCGCCTGCTACTGTTGTTGTATTGTTGTTATTGATAAACGTGCCTTGTTGCGTTTTTCTGTCACTTGTATTAGTAAGTGTCATTCTAACGTCGTCGTACATTTTAGTCCATCTATCTCCAGTATACTGGAACATCCTGTTAGGTTTAAAGTCTGTTCTTAAGAAGTAGTCACCTTTAAGGTTGTTTTCAGGAAACTGTATACCAATACCAAACGCTTCGCCATTGGGCGCGTTATCGTCGGTAATTAAATACCCTTCGTAACCCAGTCTGTCTGGTTTTCCGAACACGCCGTTTGCTGTTGTTATTAACCCAGCATCTATTCCTAAAGCGTCTATGGTTCGTAGTTCGACACTACCGTCTTCATTTAGTGCAACAGTATAAAAATGAGAAACGTCGTAGCCGCTTTGTGCTGCATCTGCTTCTGCTTCCGCAATAACACCTCGATTAATCTGCATCTCTCGTTCGTAGGTGCTTAGTAGATCACGTAATGTATTGTCTACATATTCTTTCCAAAAGTCTGTATCTGTAGGAAGGGTGTCGGATGTTTCTACTATAACTTCATAGAGCACGCCCTTGTACTTTACTACTTGTCCTACTTGGTACGTTTTGGTAGGATCGTAATCGCCTTCGTATATGTCGTCGTTTTCCGGAGTATCAAGAATGTCAGCAAATTCTTGAGTGTCTGTTAACTGCTTTAATTTAAGTCTGTATAAGTGTGGATACCAGGTAGGAGTAAACCCTTCGGCTGCCCGGTTGACATCTTCAACTACGTAAAATCTTTTAAGTGCAGTAGCATAGTCGTTAGCAGCGTACTCGTCGGCAAGATGCGGAAGCTCAATAACATCTCCACTCATTATTTTTCGACCAACAGTTTTAACTGAACTTGTTATGTGTACAGTTAGGAAGATTGTATCGTTGCTTAGAAATAGTCCAAACTGTGAGAGGTCAAAGTCGATGTCTTGTACATTATAAATTCCTCGTACACGATATATATCGTTGTCGTATTTTCTATCTCGGTTTTCCAAGAACAATAGATCTTGTATTTGTGTTTGGTCCTTAACAACCGTTCCGTCGTCGGTACCTAAGTACTTATGGATCAAGACGTCCGTTCCGCCTATAGTGAACTGTTCGAGTATTATACGATCTAAAAAATAATAATCGTTTCCTCTGGTTGGCCGGTATAAACTTAATCTTGGAATTGTCCTTCTCCTTAATAGTTATTGTATTTATAATAAATACAGTATGGAGAACTTCAATGACTGATGCATCAATACAAGAACAACTAGCAACTCAAAAACAAGAGGTGTTCGATTATGTCAATGCCTTTTTAGGTGGCGGTATGGTTGACGTAGAACTAGACCCTATACATTATGAAATTGCTCTTACGAAGGCGTTAACGCGATTTAGACAGCGATCTGATAATGCAGTGGAAGAATCTTATCTCTTTCTTCCGTTAGTTACAGATCAAAACGAATATACATTACCCAAAGAGGTTATTGAAGTCCGTAAGATTTATCGAGCAGGTGTTGGCTCAAGAATGGGAGGTGGCGGCGGAGGCCAAACATTTGAACCGTTTAACCTTGCATATACTAACACCTACTTACTAAGCGGCTCGTCGCAGATGGGCGGTCTTGCTACGTATGACTTCTTTGCACAACACCAAGAACTTGTAGGCAGAATGTTTGGCAGCTTTATAGAATTTACGTGGAACTCTACTACTAAGAAACTATTAATACTTCAACGTCCGCGTAGTGGCACAGAAGAAGTGCTAATAGAAGCATATAACTATCGGCCAGATAGTCAACTATTAGAAGACTATCTGGCCAAGCAGTGGATTAAAGACTACACTCTTGCATCGTGTAAGTATATGTTAGGAGAAGCACGTAGCAAATTTGCTACTATTGCAGGTCCACAAGGCGGCACCTCACTTAATGGCGATAGCCTAAAAGCCGAAGCACAGGCCGAAATGGAAAAACTTGAAATAGAAGTAATACAGCAAGTAAGCGGCGGTGTGGGCTATGGCTTCACGATCGGTTAGATTCCTTATTGGATAAGATAAATAAGAGTATGAAAACTACTCTTATTGAAATTATTGAAAACGACGCAAGTTATAATAAATCCGCAACTAGGTATCTGTATAAACAGCATCCTGAGCTATGGCAGCGGATTCTAACAGCAACAAATTTTCTGCCTGGAACCGCTAAAGCTAAACAACGAGTATGGCACGTATTGAATGACGTGTATGAACGTCCTGTGTGTCCTGTTACAGGAGAACACGTTAAGTGGTGGGAGAACAGGTATTTAGAAACTATTAGTCGTTCAGCTAAATCAACCTTGATGGCAAGACAAGGAAAGTTCAACAATCAATCACCTAAGTCAAGAGCAAGACGTAAAAAGACACTAAGAGACGGTTTTTCTACTGGGCGTATCAAGCCTAAACAGTGGACACCTAAAGAAGCTGCCGCTAGGTACGAAAAGATACGTGCTGCTACACAAGAGAAGTACGGGGTTCATTCTACACTGCTAATCCTAGAAGTAAGAGAAAAACAATATCAATCAAAGGTTGATAAAGGAATCATAACAGCTAGAGAGGATCGCACTGCTCGTCAGTTATATTACGACGCTGTAACACGTCTTACTAAGAAGAGCTGGGCAGAGCACTTTGATAAAATAAATCCTAACAGACTAAACAGAAGCGAATGGGACTTGGATCATAATTATAGTATTCAAGCAGGATTCCGCAACGGGATTCCGCCGTATGTTATAGGACATTGGACTAACTTGCGTATGATGATTCCAGCAGAGAACTATAGTAAAGGCATGAAGTGTCACAAAACAAAGAAGCAACTATTTGAAGATGTATTTGAGTCGATAGGCTAATTTAGGTTGACAAGTTGATGTTTTCCTAGTATAATTTAACAAACTAGGAGAACAATAACTTGATTAAGAAACCTAAACTGTTGGTTATCGGACACGCACAACACGGTAAAGATAGTGCGTGCGAGACACTTGTCAAATACTACAACTTAGCATACGAATCTAGTAGCCATTTTGCTGCTCGTAAATTTATCTTTGACGAAATTAAAGACCATTACAAATACAACACTGTAGAAGAATGCGTAGCAGATCGTGTTAACCATAGACGGCTGTGGTATGACATGATTTCTAATTACAACTACCCTGACCCTGCCCGCCTTGGTAAAGAACTGTATAAAGAGAATGATGTCTATTGCGGTCTTCGACACAAGCGTGAATTCAATAGTATGAAAAACCAAGGGGTCTTTGACTGTGTGCTATGGGTAGACCGCAGCGACCACATGCCGCCTGAAGATAAGTCTAGCATGACGCTCGAACCATGGATGGCAGATTTTATAATTGACAACAACGGAACCAAAGCAGAGCTGGAATTTAGAGTATGTGAACTAATAGACTATTTACTGCCTGCAAGATACGGGCTATTGTCTGCCTCAGTGATCAGGCGTTAAGTCGCCCTGTCGCCAGCGTACACCGGTCTTTTGTAGGATGCGCTGGCAGTTAGCACACACAGTCTTTAAGTTGTTTGGACGGCAATTTTCCAAGTTTCCATCTACGTGATACACATCGAACTGCTCAGGGTGCTTACTAGTGTACCCGCATTTTTCACAAAATTCTTTTTTCTTATACCCTTTATAAAACCACCTTGGGTTCCTTCCTTTCCGATTATTTCTAGAGCACGGGTCGCACTTCGATCTATAATAAGGTTTATTGAGCTTATAATAGTTCAACGCACATGGATTTCTTTGGCAAGTATTACATAATGGACGCATACTTATTATTTAGTACCTTTTTGGCCCCTTTTCTTGGGCGATTACATGGCTATTTTACGTAATGTACGCTAAATACTTGTAACGGAACATACCGCTTAAAGGAGAAATAAACATGGCACTAACCTCACCAGGTGTAGAAGTTAATGTAATTGACGAATCGTTCTACACGCCAGCAGCACCGGGAACTGTCCCAATGATTTTTGTTGCTTCTGCGCAGAACAAAACAAACGGCAGTGGAACTGGTATTGCACCAGGAACTCTAGCAGCTAACGCAGGTAAACCTTACTTGCTAACATCTCAGCGTGAACTTGTAGATACATTTGGTGACCCAGTGTTCTATACAGACGCAAATAACAACCCGATTAATGGCAGCGAGCTAAACGAATACGGCTTGCAGGCAGCATATTCTTTGCTAGGAGTTAGCAGCAGAGCGTATATTACTCGAGCAGACATTGACTTAACTGCACTACAACCGCAAGCCGAAGAGCCCGGAGCAAATCCTGACAACGGCACTAACTGGCTAGACACGCAGATAACTCGTTGGGGGATCTTCGAGTGGAACAGCGAGCCGAGCAACGTGCCGGGCGGACAAACATTTACTATACAAACTCCAATTGTAATCACTGACGAAACTAACCTAGTTGGTAATGACCCAACGGGCGCACCAAAAAGCAGTGTAGGTGCAATTGGACAATATGCTGTTCGAGCTACTACTACTAGAGTAATGTATTTCTATAAGAACGCTAACGGTACTTGGGTACAAGTAGGAAACACTGCTTGGATGAAAAGTATTCCGTTTATCTCTGGCGAATCAATTAATAGTCAGACACTAGGTAGCGACACCGATACTATGCAGATGCAGTTCGGTGTATCGGGCCCTGTAGTAATACTTACTGAAATAAATGCCGGTAGCGTACAAGACCACGTAGATTTGATAAACGATCCGACTGATGGATTTGCACAATACGGAGTAACTGCTACTCTTACTAATAACCGTATTGTTATGTACAACGACGGCACAACAGCTGATTCAGTGGCACTTTCGGGTACATTAAATTCTACCACTAAGTTAAATCTTCTGTCAGGCACATACAGAGCACCTGCAACGCAGATCAGTGCTCACACAAATGTTCCGAGATTTAAGACCAATGATAACAACCGTCCTACAGGTAGTGTGTGGATTAAAACAACCGAGCCAAACCTAGGATCGCGTTGGAGATACTTCCGTTGGAACAGCGATGTAAACTTGTTTACTGCAATTGACGCACCGTTATACGAAACTGCTGCACAAGCAATGTATTCCTTAGATCGCGCAGGTGGCGGACTAAATCTTGCAGGTGGCGAAACATTTGTTCGTTATAATTCAGAAGCAAGAGTTCCTGCACAAGCAGATTTTAGAATTTATAGTAGAAGCACTATTGGACCAACTACTATAGTTAGCGCTCCGATCACAGTTTCAATGAACCTTGGCAGCACAGCTCTTCTTGTTACTATTTACGAAACACAAGTAGGCCAGCAGGCTATATCAGCAGGTCAGACAGTAAGTGTGCCAGTTACAGGTACATCGTCTGATGACGCAGATGTTATTGCCGGGGCAATCAACGACGCAGGGTTTATGCATGTTGTTGCTAGTGTTGATAACCAAGACAGAGTAGTTATTACTCACACCCAGGGCGGCGACATCCGATTTGACGATACCGACGGCTTAATGGGCGACATTGGGTTTACTACAGTTGGCGTTTCGCCAACTAAGAACCTATATGCTTCTCAGGGCGACAATATAGGTGATTTAATTGCAAGCAATTGGATAGAAGCTGATGTTATTGCTCAACAAGATCCGCCACAGAATCTAGCATCAGACGGTGAGCTTTGGTTTAACAGTATTGTTGACGAAGCTGACATTATGGTACACGACGGTAATACTTGGGTCGGTTACAGAAACGAATTTGGAACTACTAATATCACAGGTCCTATTGTTAGCGCAAGCGAACCAACTCTACAATCAGATGGAGTTACTCCGCTAGTTGAAGGCGACCTTTGGATAGATACTTCAGATATCGAAAATTACCCAACTATCTATCGTTACAATGAGCTAGCTAAACGATTCTCTCTAGTAGACAAGAGTGACCAAACAACAGACAACGGTGTATTGTTTGCTGATGCACGTTGGAATACAAGCGGAATGAATTCAGACATAGCTGGTACTATACAGGCACTTCTTAGCAGTGACCATTTAGATCCAGATGCACCTGATCCTGCACTATACCCGCGTGGTATGTTGTTATTCAACCTGCGCAGAAGCGGATTCAATGTTAAGAGATTTGAACGTAACTATATTAACGTAAATGACGATAACATTCGAGCAGCCGACGAAGCAATGGCTGATTATTACCCACATCGTTGGGTTACAGAATCACGTAACCAAGCAGACGGTTCAGGTAGCTTTGGGTCGGCAGCTCAGCGGGTTGTTGTTGTTCAGGCATTGCAAGCAATGGTTAACAGTAATGACGCTATACGCGATGACGAATCGCGATTGTTTAACGTTATGGCAACTCCAAACTATCCTGAGCTAATTGGCGAAATGGTTACGCTAAACTACGACAGGGGTCTAAGTGCGTTTGTTGTTGGCGATAGTCCAATGACACTAACTCCAGATGCAACTTCACTTAATGAGTGGGGACAAAACGTGCGTCTTGCAGTTGAAGATAACAAAAACGGACTAGTTAGCTTTGACGAGTACCTAGGAGTGTATTACCCAGCAGGCTTTACTAGTGACAACGCAGGTAACAACATTGTTGTACCGCCAAGTCACATGGCACTACGAACTATTGCTCTTAGTGACCAAGTAAGCTACCCTTGGTTTGCCCCAGCTGGTACAAGACGCGGTGGTGTTACTAACGCAACGTCGTCTGGCTACATAACTAGCGAAGGTGAATTTGTAAGTGTGTCGCTGAACGAAGGACAACGAAATACTCTGTACAGCAATAGTATTAACCCGATTACGTTCCTAAACGGTGCAGGGCTTGTTGTATTTGGTCAGAAGACTAGAGCAAGAAACGCTAGCGCATTAGACCGCATCAACGTAGCACGTCTTGTTATATACTTGCGTTCGCAGTTGAATAGACTAGCAAAGCCTTACTTGTTTGAACCTAACGATAAGATTACAAGAGACGAAATTAAAGGCGCAGTTGAGAGCTTGATGCTAGAACTAGTAGGGCAACGAGCATTGTACGATTATATTGTAGTGTGTGACGAATCAAACAACACTCCTGCAAGAATCGACCGTAACGAACTCTACGTCGACGTAGCTATTGAACCTGTTAAAGCAATTGAGTTTATCTACATACCGTTGAGACTTAAGAACACAGGAGAGATTGCAGGTCTATAAGCAAAAAGATAGGGCTCTGTTATGGAGCCCACTTTTTGATAAATACTAGCAACAGGAGAATATATAAATGGCAATTTCATCATTATCGAAAATTTCAGTACCTCTAGCAAGCGACCAGTCTGCTTCTAGTCAGGGACTGTTGATGCCTAAGCTACAATATCGCTTCAGGGTAACACTTGAAAACTTTGGTGTAAGCTCTGGAGCAACAGAATTAACCAAGCAAGTTGTTGATACAACTAGGCCAAACGTAACTTTTGAAGAAATTACAATTGACGTTTACAACTCTAAAGCATATCTTGCAGGCAAGCATACTTGGGATCCGCTTACTATCAATCTACGTGATGATGTGACTGGAGCAGTACAAAAACAAGTAGGTGAGCAACTACAGAAGCAGTTTGACTTCTTCGAGCAGTCGAGTGCAGCTAGTGGTGTTGACTATAAGTTTACAACACGAATTGAGATACTTGACGGTGGCAACGGATCTTTTGAACCAACAATATTAGAAACTTGGGAATGCTACGGTTGTTTTGTGCAAAACGCAAACTATAACTCGCTGAACTATGCAACTAACGAGCCAGTAACAATTACATTGTCGATTAGGTTCGATAACGCAGTACAATCACCACAAGGAACTGGTGTTGGTACAAACGTAGGACGTTCGATTAATACATTGATCACAGGCGCAGGATCGGGCGGCAACTAAAGTTGTTCGTAACTTAATAACATACAAAAGGAGCATTGCTCCTTTTGTGTTATGTGAGCACTTAATAGTATTGTATAAATACTAGTATGGCAAACAAATTTACTGGATTTCTGGACAATGTTGGACGAGGTGTCACTAACCCTAAAGGTAACGTAGGCGATTTCCGCCATGCGGCTCGACTTTATGTTGACAACTTATTTAGATTAGCACCAAAGCAAAAGTTTCTATTCTTTGTAAACTTTAATATTGACCCCGAAGCACTGGCACTTTACCCTCAATTAAAAAACCGTCATCAAAATGAACTTAACATGTTGTGCAAGACTGCTGACTTACCGCAATACTCTGCTAACTTAGAAGTTAAGAATCAGTACAATCGAAAGAAAGTAGTCCAAACTGCAATTGATTATACTCCTATAAGTATTACGCTACACGACGACAATCAAGGTATTACTACTTTTATGCTAGAAGCATATTACAAATATTATTACCGAGACAGTAGGGTAGAAAATCCAGTCCGGGCGTATGCGCCAAGAAACACGTATGCTGCTGAAAGAAAAGACCGGTATGGTTTAGATAATGGCTCTGTGAAGCCTTTTTTTAATAACATCAAGCTATTTCAACTATCGAGGCAGCAGTTTACTGAGTATACTTTGATTAATCCGCTAATAGAAAGATGGGGCCATGATACAATGGATTATTCAGACGGAACAAGTCCTGCCGAAAACTCTATGATTATAAATTACGAAGCAGTAATGTATGACAGAGGCGCAGTTAAAGATGACTTACCTGCTACCTTTGGTACATCGCATTACGACACTAGTCCTAGTCCGTTAAATATACAAGGTGGCGGCGTTGCTAATGTGTTTGGGGGCGGTGGAGTAATTGACGGCGCCGGTTCAGTAGTAGGGGATTTTACTGACGGAAGTTTTGGTTTAGGGTCTATCCTGTCTACAGCTAACACTATTAAGAACGCTACTAATCTAACAAAGTCCGGAGTTATTTCGGAACTTAAAAGCAACTTTAACTCGGCAGTAGTAAACCTAGGTAACTCGGGTGCAAACGGTGTTACTGGCCCTGGCATAGCGTTTACTGGAGCAGCGGGTAGTGGGCAACTTAGTGACAACGGTGGCGGCACCGGCTTGCCTGGCACAACTATTCCGGGCTCTAATAGATCGGGCCAAGGAGAAGTTACTACTGCATTAGCGGACACTCCAGGAGCAAATCCTAGAGCAGGTCAAAATACGGCATCGGCAGCAAGGTCGACTCCGGGAGCAAATCCTAGGGGGACGCCAGGGCGATTAGGCACTAGTACTAGACCTGGCCAAACACCAACACCAACACCAACTGGTACTGGTTACCCACCAGGCGTTGGTCCATCAAGCTAACAACAAGGACAATACCTATGCCCAATTTACCTAGAACTGATATACAAAACACAGACCAACCTGTGCGAGACTTTTTTGACAAGTATTACCAAGACAGAGTAGAGTACGCTGCAAACGAAGTAGATGCGGTGTTAGGGTTTTTTAATGACAGAGGATTTGGCGAAGTATCGAGCTCTAGTATTGCTACTGTTGTGTTGCGCCAAGCATCAGTTGACGGTATCAGTTCGTTTCAAGTACTTGATACACTAAAAGGACTTGACGACACTCAACTAAGTGCATTTGTAGCAGAAATATTAAACTTGTCAAGAGCCAAGTCTAGTGCACTAGGATACAGAGATCGCAATACAGCAAACTTCTTCGAAGCAAGAAACATAATAGAATAATATGGCTAGATATGTACAAGGTAAATTTACACCTAAGAACCCAGAAAAGTATGTAGGAAATAAAACGCCTACATTCCGCAGCGGCTGGGAATTTAGTTTTATGAAGTTTTGTGACGAGCACCCAAGTGTTACACAATGGGCTAGTGAAGCTATACGCATACCCTATAGGAATCCTCTCACAGGGAAACAAACGATATACGTACCGGACTTTTTTATTGCGTATGCCACAAAGACCGGCAAGAGCAAGGTTGAGTTAATAGAAGTTAAACCTGCTAATCAGACAATTAAAGAAAAAACAGGTCGCAGCAAATCAAACCAAGCAGCTTGGGTTGTTAATCAAGCAAAATGGGAAGCAGCAAGAGCATGGTGCAAACAAAAAGGAATTTTCTTTAGAATAGTAACTGAAGACGACATCTTTGCAGGAACTAAAGGAACCAGCAAGCGGAGATAAATAATACTAGCACTTTATAGGGTTAACTATGACTAAAAAATTAGAGGAACTCTTAGATTTAGAATCTTCGAAAGAAATCGTTTCTGACGCTAAGAAGCAAGAAAAAGCAAAGACTAAAGCAGCGGCTAAGTACGAAAAAGAAGCGCTGCGGGACATTGCCGAGTTCGATAAGATCGCATCGGCATTGCCGTCGGTAAAAGGATTAGGTGCACTTGCTGACAAAGAACTTGAAGAAGTTGCTGACAAGGCAATGGCAGCATACGATGACCTAATGGACTTAGGGATGAACGTAGAAGCAAGATACTCTGCCAGAATCTTCGAAGTTGCAAGTTCTATGCTTAAGACTAACTTAGATGCTAAGACGTCTAAATTAGAAACAAAATTAAAGATGGTTGAGTTACAGCTGAAAAAAGAAAAGCAAGATAACGACAATAGGACCAAAGGCGACCCCGACGACGGCTTTATTGCTGGAGAAGGTCAAGTAATTACAGATCGCAACAGCTTGTTACAACGGCTTAAGGCTATGGATAAAGGTAGCGGTAATGATAAATAAGATTATAACTAGGATATTACCATGAGATCTTTCACAGATATTTTAAACGAATCAAAAAAGAGCTACCCTTTTAAAATTGCAGTAGCAGGTGAGTTACCTGAAGAATTTACCAACCATCTTGAAACTTCTCTTAAGAAGTTTGGCGTAACGTCGTTATCGAGTGGAAAAAAGACTCCAATTCAAGAACGTCCGCTAGATTTTCCACAATTGCAGAATATGGAAGTTACGTATTTTGACGCAGAACTTACGTACCCAACAACCTCGCAGGTTCTACTAGGATATCTATCTAGTATGTGCAGTGTAACAGAAGCAAATATTATGGTACGTAACACAAATGAACCACTTATGCGTTACCAAGAAAACATGCCAGCAGAAGGCCAGTCAGAAACATACGAAACGTTACTTACTAACGAAGACATGGGCGGAGTTAGCGCACAAGCTGATGTCGGTTCTAACAGAGTAATGGATCTACTAAAAGAACTCGAAACTGCTCGCAAAGAGCGCGAGCACGATCCGGCTGCGGCAGCACCCGTGGGCGATTCGAAAGATATTAGTGACACAACTAACGCCAAAAGTCCAATAGGGAGCTAATAATGGATAACAGCACACAAAAATTAAAAGATATGATTCAACGAATGACAGAGTTGGATACACCAAAACAAATAAAAAAGAAAATAACCGAAGCAATTACTATTAGTGGTGATTCAGCAGACGAAATAGCATCGCTAATGAAAATGCTAGGCAACGCGGGCATTAGCCAACCAGAAGCGTCTGGTGTTGCATCAATGCCGGTACGCCAGGATATGGAACGCCTTGCGGGCATTATGGGCGGAAGTGACTTTGCGCCAGAAATGGGAGACCCGGAGACTAGTGTTTCTAACGGTGACCCGGAAGTAGTTGTTGGAAATGACGAAGAAGATCTGCCCATGGGCGAAGAGGTATTAACTGATGGTTGGTCAAGCCAAGATGCAACAGAGCTAGAATCACTACACGGTTTACTAATGAGCGCAGCTAACGGTGATCGCAGCGCCGCTGCAAAATTTGAAGATTATGTCGACAACGAATTCCGACAGCCGAGCGGAGATCCAGTGGACGGCAACAGGCTGCGACGCCGCCTGTCAAAAATGGACCAAGGTGGCCAAATTGATATGTTGCATAAATTAATTAGAGATTCCAATAGAGCAGATGTCGACGACACTGATTCTTCTATGAAAAAAGGCGAAATGGGTCTAGAAGGGTATGACAACGAACCGGACGAAGAGTACCAAGACACCAACTACATGACCAAGGACATCAGTGGTGGTTTAAATCGCGAGAAGAAAGCTTATGCTAAAGCACAAGACGGCGACAATGCCATGGCGGTTGAAAGCATTAAAGATCGTCTGTATGCTATGCTTTCAGAGAAGAAAGAAAAGCCCGACTTTGCTGATATTGACGACGACGGCGACAAGAAAGAACCAATGAAGAAGGCAGCTAAAGATAAGAAGGCAGTTAACGATACAAAAGCAAAGAAGTAATCTTAACAATAGCGCTCTAGGGCGCTATTGTCTTGAGCAACCATAATATGTCAAAATCATTAGACGGAGTCTTAACTAAAAAAGCCAATCAGAAAGAAACATTTACTGAAGGGCAAATTAGCGAACTGCTTAGCTGTACGGATCCCGAGCTCGGGTATCTATACTTTGCCAAGAACTTTGCCTACATTCAGCATCCTGTAAGAGGCAAGTTGCTGTTTGAGCCATACGAATATCAAGAACGACTAATGGCAAGTTATCACAACTATCGCTTTAACATCAACATGCTGCCGCGGCAAACGGGCAAGACTACGTGTGCTGCTGTTTACTTGGCGTGGTACGCTATGTTCCACCCTGACCAAACTGTGCTAATTGCTGCCCACAAGTACACTGGTGCACAAGAGATTATGCAGCGCATTCGCTACATATACGAACTGTGTCCGGATCATATACGTGCTGGTGTTATCAACTATAACAAAGGTAGCATAGAATTTGAAAACGGAAGTCGCATAGTGAGCTCGACTACGACAGGTAACACTGGACGTGGTATGGCTATCTCGCTTCTATACTGTGACGAATTTGCGTTTGTGCAGCCCGGCATTGCAGAAGAATTCTGGACTTCAATATCTCCTACACTGGCAACAGGTGGTAGTGCTATCATTACAAGCACACCAAACTCAGACGAAGACACCTTTGCTACAATATGGAAAGATGCTGAAAAGAAGTTTGACGAACACGGTAACGAGCAAACACTGGGCATTAACGGATTTCACTCGTTTACTATTGCTTGGGACGAACATCCGGACAGAGACGAAGCATGGCGGGTTGCTGAAACAGGTCGTATTGGTGAAGAGCGGTTCCGACGTGAATACGGTTGCGAATTTCTCGTGTTTGATGAGACTCTGATTAACTCAATCAAACTATCAACTATGGAGGGGAGCACCCCTATCCTTAATATGGGACAAACTCGCTGGTACAAGAAGCCACAGGCAGGTTATACCTACGCTGTTGCGCTCGACCCTAGTATGGGCACAGGGGGCAACAACGCCGCAATTCAAGTAATAGAATTACCGACATACGTACAAGTGGCCGAATGGCAACATAACATGACTTCAATACCTGGACAGATCCGAGTACTCAAAGATATATGTACATACATACAAGAAACAATACAATCACCTAACAGTATATACTGGAGTCTAGAGAACAACAGCATTGGAGAAGCAGCACTGATTGTAGTCCAGGACGTAGGGGAAGAAAATATCCCAGGCCTGTTCATATCGGAGCCAATGCGCAAAGGACATATAAGAAAGTTCCGCAAAGGGTTTAACACAACCCACGGCGCTAAAATAACAGCGTGCAGTAGGTTAAAAACAATGGTAGAAAACGACAAATTGATAATACACTCTAAACCGTTAATATCAGAGTTTAAAGGATATATTGCCACCGGCTCAAGTTTTCAGGCTAAACAGGGATCTGCAGACGATCTCATTTCTGGAATCTTACTAACTATCAGGATGATGTCAGTACTTAAAGACTGGGATCCAAAGATATATAACACATTCACTCAGGCAGAGGACAACGACTACGACCCCCCACTGCCGATTTTTATGAGCAGCAACGGATAAATACGTTATGAACTTAAACACAATTGCAGAAGAATTATTTGCCAAGATACGTGGGAGGTTTCCTAGCGTATCCTTAGGTGACGAAGAAGGTAATACAACTAATGAGCCTGCCGACGCCCGTTACTTTGAGTTTACGTTTGATAAAAACGACACTAACACAATTAGTATATCGTTAAGCGATGACAACGGCGTGGTTATTATGTACGCCGACTCTGTTACAGATAACGACATAGCTAGAAAACAATGGTACGAGTTCTTACGCGAGATGAGAATGTTTGCAAAGAAACGAATGTTGACCTTTGACGTTCGCAATATTACAAAATCAAATTTAGATAAAAGAGACTATCAATACCTATCAAGGAGCTCCAGAGACAGCAGCATGAACGAATCAAAGTTATATGGTACTTCTAAGTTAAGTTACCAAGACGTAGATAGTGCCAGACTAGTGATCAAGCATACTGAGAACGTAGATCACGAATCTCCCGCAGGATGTACTAGAAACATTGGCGCAATTTATATTGAAAGCGCAGAAGGCGAACGGTTTAAGTATCCTTTCAAACATCTAGCAGGTGCAAGAGCAATGGCACGTCACGTTGCAGAAGGCGGAACAACATACGACGATTTTGGCCACCATATTGTTGATTTGTCAGAAGAGCTATCTAAACTGCGTAAGTTTAAAAGCTACATGGGCCGCTCGAAAGTGATGGCAGAAAGTCTAGCAGATTATATGGGCATTGTACACGAGCGCATTGGCTCTGTAAAGAAAAGAATCGATAGTCTACAAAAAACAAGTTACTATAAAGAAGCATTTGACGGCTTTGAAAAACCGGTATTTGAAGACATACCTGATGACATTAGAGAAAACTGGATAGACCAGCTTACTATACGTCAATTTAACGAAGAACTAAAAGATGTATTTCCGTATATCTACAAGCTAATTGGCGAAGCAACTCGTGCTACAGAACTTGGACCTGACGACTTTATGAGTGAAGCTACTGAAAAGCTGGCTTGCTTAGGATGCGATGCAGTATCAACAAAAGCAGCTTGGAAGAAAAACAACGGCACTTGCCCTAAGTGCAAAAAGTCAAGTAAAGGAGTTGCGGAAGATTCAGTCACGGAAGGCGACGAGGATCCTTGCTGGAAAGACTACAAGCAAGTAGGTATGAAAAAGAAAGGCAGCAAAAACGTTCCGAACTGTGTGCCCAAAGAAGAAATGGAAATCGAGTCTTATTTTAACAAACTGATAGGCGAGTGGGACGACGACCGCCCAGAAACTAGCCTAGAAAAAAATAAACGCAAGTTGGCTGATCTTCGCAAACTTAAGGCAGAAATGTGGGGCACTGCTGATAAGCAAACTTTGCAGGCAATACAGCAAAGAGAGTCTGAACTTAAACAGGCTATACAATCTCAAACAGAAAATAGCGAAAAGTCAGACGACAGTGCGTGCTGCGATACGTGCGAAAAATCAGCAGCATCGGAAACTTGTGGTGAGTGCGGGTGCGATCCGAAAAACCCGGATCCAGACTGCGATTGCGCAGCGCACACAGAAGACGAAGCGCTAGAAGAACAACAAACTAAGTTAAGTGAGTTTATTCTTAGCTTTTACGATCGTGCAACCGGCGCGTTTCCTAAAGGTGAAACCGCAGTGCTTACTATGGTAGAAAAAGACTACGGTGAAGAGTTTATAGAACCAGCAAAAGCCTTTATTGAAAGTGTGAACCAGACGTTTGAGCAATACCAACCGAGAAATATGGATCATGCAAGCTTTGAGCAAGCACAAGAGCAACAAGACGGTCGCCGCGGTGAACGAGAGTTTGTTCGTATGAGAAGCTTAGCAGGTCTTTGAGGCCTGCTAAGTCTTTCATTTTTAAAGAAAAAAATCAGTTGACAGGATAAATAAACTTGTGTAGTATATAACATGTGCTACACAATTAAAGGCACAAGCAGTTAAGAGCTGCAAATAAAGCATAGGCAAAAGGCAAAACACAGGAGGCACTTATACTATGGCTACACTAGCGGAAATTCGCGCAAAACTCAAAGATCAAGAAGCTAACAAAGGCGGTGGCAATCGCGCACCGGGTGACAACGCAATCTATCCATTCTGGAATATTAAAGAAGGCGAAAGCACAACACTCCGATTCTTACCTGATGGTAATACCGAAAACACTTTCTTCTGGGCAGAACGCCTTATGATCAAACTGCCATTCGCAGGGATCAAAGGTCAAACTGATTCACGCCCGGTAACAGTAGCAGTACCTTGTATGGAGATGTATGGCAAAAATTGCCCAGTACTTGCAGAAGTACGTGGTTGGTTCAAAGACCCTGCACTCGAAGACATGGGTCGCAAGTACTGGAAAAAGCGCTCTTATATTTTCCAAGGCTTCGTGACAGACACTCCCCTTACTGAAGACACAACTCCTGAGAACCCGATTCGACGGTTTATCATTGGTCCGCAGATCTTCCAAATCATTAAACAGGCTCTTATGGATCCTGATATGGAAGAACTACCGACTGACTACACAGCCGGTGTTGACTTCCGTCTTAACAAGACTAGCAAAGGCGGCTATGCTGATTATTCTTCATCTAACTGGGCAAGACGTGATCGCCCACTAAGTGATGCAGAGCAAAAAGCAGTTGACGAGCACGGCTTGTTTAACATGAGCGACTTCTTACCAAAAGAACCAGACGACACTGCGGTCCAAGTGATCAAAGAAATGTTTGAAGCAAGTGTTGACGGCGAAGCATACGACGCAGATCGTTGGAGTAATTACTTCCGTCCTGCAGGCGTTAGTGCTAACACTGGTGATCCCAACAAAGGCACCGGCGGCGCAACTAAGCCAGCAGCTAACGTTTCTAAGCCAGCAGCTAATGTTTCTAAGCCAGCAGCAAAGGCTGAAAGTACACTAGCTGAAGACGAAGCAACGTTGCCGTGGAATGATGATGCCAAAGCAGAAAAGATAGAGACAAAATCTGAAGGTGGCGGTAGCGCCCAAGATATTCTGTCAATGATCCGCTCACGTCAGAATCAGTAATAGACATAACTAGGGGGAGTTCTTCCCCCTAGTATTATTAACTAGCACAGGAGTCATTAATGGCTAAATCTTTCGATCCGACTAAATTCCGCAAGGACATAACAAAAGCAATAACAGGTATGAGCACCGGTTTTAACGACCCAACTGATTGGGTATCAACCGGCAGCTATGCCTTGAACTATCTAATTAGTGGAGACTTCTACAGAGGTATACCACTAGGCAAAGTAACAGTGTTTGCTGGTGAGAGTGGCGCAGGCAAGAGCTATTTTTGCGCAGGCAATATTGTTAAAGACGCCCAGGCACAAGGTATCTTTGTTGTACTGGTTGACAGCGAAAACGCCCTTGACGAAAAGTGGCTACAGGCGTTGGATGTGGACACTAGTCCGACCAAGCTGCTCAAGCTAAACATGAGTATGATCGACGACGTTGCAAAAACTATCTCAACGTTTATGATCGACTACAAAGCATTGCCAGACGGAGATAGGCCCAAGGTGCTGTTTGTAATAGACAGTCTTGGTATGTTGTTAACCCCAACAGACGTAGACCAGTTCAATAAAGGCGACATGAAAGGTGATATGGGTCGCAAGCCCAAGGCACTTACTAGTCTTGTCAGAAACACTGTGAATATGATTGGTAGTTACAACGTGGGCCTAGTATGTACTAACCACACATACGCAAGTCAGGATATGTTTGACCCAGACGACAAGATCAGTGGTGGCCAAGGCTTTATCTACGCAAGCTCTATCGTAGTTGCTATGAAGAAAATGAAGCTCAAAGAAGATGAAGACGGCAACAAAATTTCTGAAGTAATGGGTATACGCGCTGGCTGCAAGGTAATGAAGACTCGCTACGCAAAACCGTTCGAAGGTGTGCAGGTCAAGATTCCCTATGAGACAGGCATGAACCCTTACTCGGGCTTGGTTGAACTATTTGAAAAGAAAGGTATGTTAGTAAAATCAGGCAATCGATTACAATATATCGACAGTGACGGTGTTGAGCACCTTGAATACCGCAAGAAGTGGATTGGTGAGAAACTGGATATGCTGATGGAGGACTTTATCAAACTTAAGGCCAAAGGCCCTGCGAAGGTAAATAGCGCTGAAGTAGAAGAACCAACTGACGACATCGAGGAGCAAGACCAGGAATGAATGAAGAACACGTGAGCGAAGTATGGATGCTGTTTAAGCAGTACGTAGACAAGAAGCAGTTAGAAGTAGCTGCCGAAAAGTACATAGATTTGCTTGCGGACCAGGGAGTCTCTGACACTGTATTACAAGAAGCAATGGGCATGGACGCCGATCTAGACGATGCTATTGTGTACTATCTTGACTTAGACGCAATCGAAGACGAGGATTAAAATGGGCTGGTACCATGTAGTATCAAATGATATATCAAAGATTCCTGATGCAATACAGCATTACGAATCAGAATTAATTGATGCTCGTCTCGAAGTAAAAATTAAGGGTAGTATCGAGAGAGCTGCGGCACAAATGCCAGGCATAATCGAACAACGCTTTTGTCAGCTACAAGAGCTAGAAGCAATCCTTAATTACTTAAACATTGAACTGCGCAAGTTGCGTAGTTCTTTTTTTAAGAAATACCTCGAGAACTATCAAAGAGCATTGAGCAGTAGAGATGTAGAGAAGTATGTAGACGGCGAAAGTGCAGTAGTTGACTATGAACTACTGATTAACGAGTTTGCTTTATTGCGCAATAAATGGTTGGGCATACTAAAAGCACTTGACCAGAAACAGTGGCAACTAACCAACGTAATAAAACTTAGAGTAGCCGGGATGGAAGATGCTAGTTTATAAAGACTGGTTTAAAGGAAAATCAGTAGCGGTTGTTGGTAACGCACAATCGTTATTTGATCGAGAGTATGGACAGATAATCGACTCTCACGATGTTGTATGCCGAATAAATAAAGGGTTTTACAACATTGTTGATCTTTCTCATGGAACTAGGACCGATGTACTAGTCTTTTCTCAATGGGCAACTGTTAGGCGTGCTGTTAAGAGAAAGTCAGCATTGTGTATTAAATACTTTATTCATACTAGTGCTTTAGGTCGTGAAGTGATCATTGCCCCAACAGAGTTGAATCTAGAATCAGAATACACTCAGTGCCCAATTGACGTTATTAATGACTTAAAGACTAAGGTGTTACTAACCAAAAAGCAATCTGTTTCGACTGGTATTACATTTTTAGAAATGCTAAGTAATTGTGAACCAAAAAAGGTTTCGATATTCGGGTTTGACTGGAAAAAGACCCCTACATTTTACACGCCGGTAGACACTATAAAGCCGGATCCTCACGACTTTGAAAAAGAAAGAGAATACTGTAACAAGTTGTGTACGCAAAGAAACATATTTATTCTGCATCATTAATAACTAACTAAAGGAAAAATAATGGCAACAAGTGATGAGTACTTACAAGACCTAAAGGCGTTGCACTCAAAAAAGTCTTTTGGAAAAGGCGGAAAAATACCAAAAGCAGTTGACGATTTGATAATAGAACACAACGTTCTATCTATTTTAGACTACGGTTGCGGCAAAGGGAATACTTCTAATAGTTTGCGAGACAAATACCCTCATATTAAAGTTTACAGTTACGATCCTGTTATGTCGCCTATAGAGTTGCCAGACCACGCGGACTTAATAATTAGCCTTGATGTACTCGAACACATTGAGCCAGAATTTCTAGCAGACACGCTTAAAGATCTAAAATTGCGCTCGACAATGATGTATCATTTGATAGCATGTCACCCTGCGAAAAAGA